GAGCCGGACTACTTGATTGTTGTGGATCAAATGATGTATAAAGAAATATTACAAAATGAATATGATCAAAAAAACACAGTCTACACAAATCGTAATAATATAAAAAAGCATGGAGGATCTACCAATCTGATTCCAAATAATCCACACAAAGGAGCAGGAACAACTGCTATGCATATTGCAATTCATGATGGTCATACAAGATTATTTTGCATTGGTTTTGACTGTGCTGAGGATGGCCCTAACATTAATGTATACAAAGATACCCCCTGCTATGATAAAGCAAAAAGTATTGCTAACCTATCCCTTTGGGGCAAACAAATATATGCGTTGGCTCTTGATCATCCAGATGTTAGTTTTGTGTTTGTAGATGGTAATTTGCCTAGCGATTTGATGTATTTGGCTAACTGTTCAACAATTTCATATGGCCAATTAAATACGCACATAAATACTAGCAATGAAACTGCCTGATAAAATAAAAATAGGTTGGAAAGATGTTGATATCACAAAAGTAAAAGTATCGTTTGTAAAGAATAATTCTGACTATTGGGGACAATATATTTGCAGGCAAAACAAAATAGAGATTCAAGAAGAAGCAGTTGGGCAAGATCTTGCCAATACTTTGGTGCATGAAATAATACATGCAATTGTATACCACTCCTCACTAAACGCAGAAGGTGGTCCTCTATATGAAGGTGATAATGAAGAGCAGGCAGTCAACTCAATGACAAACTGGTTAATGGGTGTGTTTAAAGACAATCCATGGTTATTAGACTTTCTCAAAGAGAACATACACGGCAAAAAGGCCAAAAAATAACACTTTTTTGTTGGTTGACGGTTTTGGTATAATACCATATAATAATATTATTATACACAAAGAGGTAACAAAAATGACAAACGCACAATTAGTATTACAAAAAATACAATCAACATTATGCCATGAAGGCACAACTTATAAAGGTAATTCAGGCACTTACATGTTTATTGAAGGAAAAACTACAGAAGAAGGAACTATTAATGGAGTTGTAAAAAAATTAGATGAACAAGGAGCGGCTAAAACTGCTGGTTCATTTAAAATTGTTGAGGATGGCACTGTATTTAGATTTACAGGATTGGCAACTAAAACACTTAAAGCAATTACAAAAGAAGTGCAATCACAAACTCCTATTATAGATGAAGGAGTACAGCCTGAAGTTGAACAGCAACCAGAATCTATTGCAGTTTAGACAAAAAGATCTTAGAATATCTAATGTAAAGAAAATTATTTTGACTGCTGAGTCATCATGGGCTCAGCAGTTTTGGAGATCCATTCTTGCCGCACTGCAAAATAATAGTTAAAGATGAAGTAAACGTAAAACTAGATGGCTTGGATCTTGTAACCAGAAGAAAATTAACTAATAAGTTCAAATATGAAATCCCAGGCGCACGTTTTATGCCTGCGGTAAAACTTGGCCGATGGGACGGCACTGTATCATTTTTTACACAAGGAGGATTAACTTTTGTTAATTTACTCGACGACATCGTTCCAATACTTGAAGAAAATAACTATACATTTGAATTAGAAGATAAAAGAGAGACCTGGGACTTGTCGTTTGATCCTGTGGATAAAAATACCTTTGCTAAAGTTACATGGCCTAAAGGACACACACATGAAGGACAACCAATTGTGTTACGTGACCATCAAGTAGAAGTAATTAATAATTTTATTAACAATCCACAGTGTTTGCAGGAGGTAGCGACTGCGGCAGGCAAGACTATTATTACTGCGGCACTAAGCAAATTAATCGAACCATATGGGAGAAGCATTATAATTGTGCCAAATAAATCATTGGTCACACAAACAGAAGAAGATTATAAAAACATGGGGTTGGATGTCGGCGTATATTTTGGTGACAGAAAAGAGCCAGGCCATACCCACACAATCTGCACATGGCAATCTTTAAACATACTGGAAAAGAAAAGACAAAACGCAGAAGATAATCTTATCGAAGTGTTTAAGAGAGATGTAGTATGTGTAATCGTTGATGAGGTGCATATGGCAAAAGCAGATGTTTTGCGTAGATTACTTACAAACGTGTATGGTTATGTTCCTATTAGATGGGGACTGACTGGCACTATTCCAAAAGCAGATTATGAATACAAGTCAATCCATGTTGCATTGGGAGAAGTGATTAATAGAGTTTCGGCAGTCGAACTACAAGAAAAAGGTCTATTGGCAAAGTGTAATATTGAGATACTACAACTTTGGGACTATGTGGACTATAAAAACTATCGTGAAGAACAAACACATCTTGTTACAAAAAAATCAAGAATAAATTATATTGCAAGAATGGTAGAACAAATGCGTACATCAGGAAACACACTTGTGCTTGTGGATCGAGTCAAGTCAGGAGAAATGTTATCTGAAGCCATTAACAATTCTGTGTTTGTGCGTGGAGCAACTAAGGCAGATGAAAGAAAAGAACACTATGATGATGTTAAAACATCAAATGACAAAGTTATTGTTGCTACATATGGGGTAGCTGCTGTCGGAATCAACTTGCCACGCATATTCAATCTTGTTCTGATTGAGCCAGGAAAGTCATTTGTTAGAGTGATTCAATCCATAGGCAGAGGAATACGTAAAGCACAAGACAAAGACTTTGTACAGGTGTGGGACGTGTGCTCTACAGCAAAGTTTTCTAAGCGTCATTTAACAGAACGCAAAAAGTTTTATCGGGAAGCACAATATCCTTTCACTGTGACAAAGGTTGACTATCAATAAAAAATAAGCATATAATATAATAATATGCAATTACTAACACTAGATGACCAGACTTTTTTGATGGACAGAGTGCCTGATAAGGTAGATGAAGACATGCGTTTTGCCGTTTTGGACAATTCGGATATCGCAAATCCTGACTTCTTTTTTGTTCCGCTGATATATTTAGAATCATTTTCATCTCCGTCTGCTGTACTAGAAATAGGAGGAAATAAGATACAAATGCCTTTAGACTGGCATATACTACTTGGTGATCCTGATTGTGGCGATCTCGAAATAGTGCCACTAACTTCTTTAAATGATCGATCCTTCCATGCATTTTGTTTCAACCCTATATCAGACTCTATGCCAAGATATCAGGAAGTACGCATAACAAACATATACAACGAAGTCGAATGGTTTTTTCCTAGAGTAAAATCTAATCAATTGATAACCATACCAACAACTTCGAACAAAAGTCCACAGTGTGCATATTTTATAAAAGAGATCAACCGTAACACAGACATGGTAAATTTGAATAATCTTTTTCATGCTTAATATACAATTTAATAACAACGCTCCACTAAAAATAATTGCAGGTCCTTGTCAAATTGAATCCTATGATCATGCTATGAAAATGGCTGAAATTATTGCAGACATATGTCACGAAGTAGGCATACGTTGGGTATATAAGTCTTCATTTGACAAAGCAAATAGATCCTCAATTGATTCATTACGGGGAGTTGGCATCGAACAAGGCCTAAAAATATTAGAAAAAATTAAAAAAGAATATGCTGTGCCTATACTGACTGATATTCATTCACCTGCACAAGCAAACGCAGTGGCCGAAGTTGTTGACATAATCCAAGTGCCTGCTTTTTTGTGTCGACAGACAGATATCATTGTCGCCGCAGCTGAAACTGGATTGCATGTAAATGTTAAAAAAGGACAATTTTTGTCTTACAACGAAGTAGTTAACATTAAAAACAAATACCCAAAAAACAAAAACTTTTTGATAACCGAAAGAGGCACCACCTTTGGTTATAACAATCTTGTTGTAGACATGCGTGGCATACATGCAATGAAAGAGCATTATCCAGTTATCATGGACGGTACACATTCAGTGCAACAACCAGGAGGTATGGGAAAGTCATCTGGAGGCGATAGGCAATTTGTTGATCCACTGTGTAGATCGGCTGTGGCAATAGGAATTGCAGGAGTGTTTCTAGAGGTACACAATGATCCAGAATCAGCACCATCAGATGGCCCTAACATGTTGACCCCAGATGCCTTTAGACAATTAATTGTTAAACTTAAAATACTTGATTCGACAGTTAAACAAAAGTTATAATACAATATGGCAAATTTTTTAGATATCAAATCAATGATGCGAGCAGTAGATTCAAGAGATAAAACTTGGTATGCAAGGCTATCAGATGATGATAAAAAATTATATTCACCATACATGTCAATGAAGTGGACTGCGGCTGTGCAACACAACGAGCCTGCTATTGAAGAATTTTATGTTGAAGAGGTTAATGAAAATGTTAACAAACATCTGTGGACTCTAAGCAAAAAGCATAAGTCTTTGTTATGGAGACTGACAGCCATGTGTGGTTCAACATTTGCAATGTATCACAAATGGTTCTATCCTAAGAAGAAAAAGACGACAGAAAAGTCCAAAATGAAAGAACTACAACTGCTGTATCCAAATGCAAAACAGGCAGATCTTGATGTGTTGGACACAACGATAACTACAAAGGAGTTTAAAGAATTACAACAACAACACGGAATAGATAAGTGACATACCTAGTTAACGACAAATGTATAATGTGTAAACACACATCTTGTGTGGAAGTATGTCCAGTGGATTGTTTCTATGAAGGTAAAAATACTTTAGCAATCAATCCAGACGAATGCATTGACTGTGGAGTTTGTGAACCGGAATGTCCAGAAGAAGCAATTATTCCAGATCATTTAGATGAAGATAATAAATGGTTAGACTTCAACACAAAATGGTCAAACAAGTGGCCACAAATCACAGAAGCCAAAGATCCTATGACAGAATATGCCAAACACTCTGGAGAAGAAGGCAAGTTGGAGAAATACTTTAACGATGAATAGTTGGTTAGATTATGCTGTCCCAAAAAAACATTTCAGATTGTATGTGAATGCACTGGTTAGAAATATGTTAGTGTTTTTATTTTTAACCATACTGCTTATAGGCAAGTTGCCAAGTGGACTAAGCATCTTAACTTTGATAATTTTTACAGACTTTATATTTTATAATATGGTAACAAGTGGGGGCAATAAATGGAAGTAAAGGGTGTTCCGCTTTATAAAAATGATATAGGCGTGAAAAAAATAAAAATTGGCGCCAAAGGATTTGTATGTATAGGCGAATCACCTCCAATGGATCATCCACACATATATCTAACTATGCCATCCGATGGTCACAAAATTTGTTTGTATTGCAACACTGAATTTGTTTATGATGAAGCCTTATCATATGACAAACCAGAACCAAATGAATGCTATCACGGAATGCTAGAAAACCTAAACAATTTATCCACAACAATTTAATTAAAGTAATCTTGTCTATTACCTTTTCTGTGTGTGTCTAAAGTTACACAATGAAATCCACCTGCCATGGCCCTTGCATGACGCATGTTTAGACCTATTGTATCAATGCCATGTTTATCCAGTACTTTTCGAAGTTGCTCCTGTTTCACATCGCATATTACCAGTTGCTCATTTACACTGAAAAAATTAAGTCCAATGTAAGGTGAAGTTGTGGTGACTCCATTTGGTAGATGACATCCAATATCCACAATGGAATCAGCAGGAAAATAAATTTTGTCCCATTTATCAAAAATCTTTGGGTATCGATTTGGGTTGAGCCTAGCGCCATTGAATAGGACCAACCCTGGACGAATTGGCAATATGGTGCTATCAAAATGTGCAAATGAATAAAACTTATCTGCAATGTGTATACGATATCCGCGTGGTTCCAAAATAGTCTTGAGCCATTGAGCTCCAAGCATTGTGCCAGAATTACTAACTTGATACAATAAGTCATTACCAAGTCTTACAATATTGGGGGCATCGAAAATTATTTCTTTATTGACAACAGAGGGCTCATCAAGATCAACCATTTGATATAGGTTATCTAGCAACTGTGGTTTTGGTGCTGAGATCCATTCTGTGCCATTTGACATCGCTTCATACAAAAAGTTTCTATAAGCAGTTGTTTCAAAATATCTGCTTCTTAGGGGTGATGCACAATCAATTATTAAATTATCTAGTGGTAACAACAGATCACGACATGAATATGTTTGGTATCCTGTGGTAGTCCAATTAGGACTACTAAAATTTTTTTCATGA